AACAGTCCTTGTTCCAGTGCCAGATCAGTTAATCCGTAGTACAGGTCTAGTCCAGTATCGTAATTTAATCTGACATCTACCATCTTATTTTCTTTGGTAAGTCTTCCTTTATACAACTTGCAATGAATGATATTTCCTACCACATCACCGTCTGCATTCTTGTCTTTTTTCTTGGACAAATACACAATAGTAGACGCAGCATATTTGAGTCCTGTTCCGCCTCCCATTTCTTTTGTTGGAACATATGACCCAATAACATCATAAGTATGGTTTGTCATTATTAACGGAATCTTTGCCTGACCCAGTTTAAGAGTTAAAACTCGGAAAGTAGACTTTACCACTTGTGCTCGAGTCATGTCTCTGGTGGACTTTCCTTCTGCAGTATCAGCAACTTCTTTTTCGGTAGACAACATACCAAGAGAATCTAATACAACCATAATAGGCTTACGTTCTGCTTCGGGTTGTTCCAAATAACGATCAATAATAGAAATTAATTGACGACGAAATTCTTCTACTGTAGAAACAGGAAACACTGCAACTCGAGTAGGATCCACTCCTCGTTTTACAAACATATCAGATGTAACTGCCTGTTCTGTATCAAAATACAAAACAACTGCATCTTTATTGTCTTTCAGAAACTTACAAACAATACCAACAGAAAAATAAGTTTTACCTGTACTAGACTCTCCTGCAAGTGCCAGGATTTTGTTGTTTGCAATTCCTCCGTGAATAGAACCAGACAATAATGCGTTTAAAATATAACTTCCTGTGTCTAAAAATCCGTCTACATCACTTCCGTCAATTCCGTCCTCCACAACAGACGCGTATTTATTTCCTGAATTTTTGATTATGTCTTTAAGATAATTACTCATATTTTCCTTTCAATTAAACAGACTTTCTAAACTATTTTGTTTTTCTGTGTTCCATCCTATTGTTTTCAATATACCAACCAACGGATCAATAAACGACTTTTCGAATTGAGTATTATAGTTCACATACTCGTTCAAGTCAAATTCTTTTGGTATTGTTGTGGAAAAGCTTAACACATGATCTTCTCCTCGAGCACCACCAAACGGATTAGGTATTTTCAAATAAACAAATTTAATTTTATCTCCGTCTGAAATAGGCTTGTATTTTTTACCTAATTTCATTTGACGAATATTCCAGTTGTAAATGAGGGCACCTTTCACTGCAATCGGAGTGTTCTTCTTATATATGGATATACCGTCACTGTATTGAGAAATTCCGTTCACTGATCTGGGAAAGGCTATTTGTTCTGGAGTAAATGTCATGAATTTTGTTTTAAACTGTTGAATATGATCGATCAAGTCTTGTTCTGTTTTATTCATAATAATATGAATACAAGACTTAAGTTCTTCTCTGATTATTTCTGGAGTAGAACTTCGTGTAGTTTCTATTCCCATGATTTTAAGTTTGGGTTCAGTGTAACGAATTCCTTCTGAGTCCCAGACATTAAGAATGTATCGTTTCTTTGCAGTCCATAGGCCTTTGTTTGCAATTACTTCACGACTCATAAACATCATGTTTTGCTTTGCATTCATGATTTTTGCCAGTCGAGAAAATTCTTTGGTGATAAACGGTTCAATTATTTTTTCTGAAAATTTATTTAAGAAATCTACACCCGCGGCAGTATCTGTATCGTCTTTCAGAGCCTGTTTGACTGCAGGTGCCAATCGAAGATACACAGAATCTGTATCACTTGCAATTACATAATCCACTTCATTGGTCTTGAATAGTTTATTTAAATATCTGTTCAATGATTTACCGATCCATTGAATACTCAATTGACCTGAAAGAGTAATTGCCTCTGCCAGTTCCACATCGAAAAATCGAAAATACTCGTTTCCTATTGCGCCGTAAGCAGAGTTCAATTGAATCTTCTTGACCATTTGAAAATTCTTAAATTTAGATATATCGTATTCTATTTTTTTTCTGTCCTGAGAATCTGTATTTCCTAGTTTCTCCAGTTTTATTTGACTGGCCAACATGAGATTTTTGTATTTCTTTCGGTCCTCGTACATGGATTCCATGAGATCTGCCAGAAATCCTGTTTGATCTTTGTTGAAGGCAACACCGTTTGCAGCGAATGTTACGTCTTCTTCCTGTGCCTGCTTTGTTTCAGGTAAAACATCTTCTGACTCGTTATACATTAATATGCGATCAGGATTTATTTTATTTCTCCGCCAGAGTTTACTGTGCAATTTAGTTTCTGGTGAAATGTTGAATTGCATAATAATATGTGGATACAGGGAATTCAAGTCGAAACTTACTACCCAGTCGTGCATTCCTACGAGAGGATCTTTAACATAGGCTCCTGCGTATTGTTCTTCTTTTTTCACTCCTTTTTTAGGAGGAATAACTATTTTCTTACGAATAAGATAATTGTATATGATAACATCCCAAGTTTTAACTTGACTGAACACATCAGTAAAATTTACTCCTGCACTGTAGGCAAGTGCAACAGCAAGTTCCAGTAGTTTTAATTTTGATTCTAATTTGACTACCAGTTCAACGTCTTGAATATTATATTGAACAAACTTTTGAAAGTTTTTCTTATAAAATTCTGAAATACTTTCGTATTCGTCGTAACTAGTTTTAGTTTCATTTAGTTCGATTCGTGCAATATTGTTTAACGAATAAGACTCTCTGGTAACATAAGTAAACTTTTGATACAGCTCCATGTAGTCTACAGTAGAAATTCCCACAATATCGTACACTAGATGATCTTTATTTTTGTAATTAACTGTTTTTTGTTTAATAGATTTCCAAGGAGAAATTCGTTTGAAATCTTTTACAGATAAAATTTCTTTAATTCTATTCAACAAGTACGGAATATCAAAAAACTTTACATTCCATCCAGTGATAATATCAGGAGGTTCTGCTGAGACATAATCTAAAAATGCTGTTAACATTTCTGCCTCATCGTCATACGAGAATACTTGTACGGTTTGATCAATGTGTGTGTATTGACCAAGACAGAAAACTACATTTTTTTGTTTGTTTGTTTTGATTCCGATACAAATAACAGATTCCGTTGGCATTTCAATTGACGGAAATCCTTCTTCGCATGTAGTTTCGATATCGATATACATGATATCCAAGTCGTCAAACTTGTAATCTGCAATATCAGAATATTGTTGACTTATGAATTGATATTCAAATCCGATTGCACCGTGAATTCTGAAATTGTCTATTCCAGTATGAGATCTGATAAATTCTCGGTAATCAGAATTATCTGCAAATTCTAATCTGGATACTGGTTTACCGTCTATAGTTTTATATTCGGATGATTTATCCGATTCAATCCAAACAGACGGCTTGAATTGTATTGTTTTTTGTACCGACTTTCCGTTCTCTCGTTCTCGTAACAGAATTTTATCGTACGCACTGTGAACATTTGTATAGAATTTACTCATTAGTTTTTTTAGACTTTATGTAGGCAGAAAACAGTATGCAATAGTTAATAATATCTAATATTGCGTCTTCGTATCCTTCGTTAGTCACCATTAGTTTACCGTCTGCTGCAAATGTACTCAAGCGAGAAAGTTTATCTGTCATTCTAACTAAGAATCCTGTTTCTGTGGAACATATTCCCATGGCCTCACATCTTTCGAAATTTGCAAACGGAGTAGTTCCAGACTTTCCTGCGTAGTCGTTATTTTTCATACGCATAATATTGAGTGCCTGATCCGTGATCTTTTTATGATGTTGAAATAATTCTTCTCGGTTCATTGTATTCCTTTCAAACAAATAAATTTTCTAAAGTGGGTAAGTGAAATTTTGCTTCTATATCTTTTGAAAAACACCAAACGTTTTCAATAAAAATAGTAGACAAATGTTGTCTTAAAACCATAGTGTCTAGTTTCTTGGGTCGTTGTTTGATTCGCATTCCTACTTGACCAATGAATCGACAATCTGATTTAGTTTTCATGTAATCTACCAAATCATCACATGCTCGATATCTTTTATTTCGAACTTGCGGATCCATAATATTAATACAAACAAATCCGCCGCTTCGGGTTCTCTGCCAGACTCGATCCATCATAGGAAAATAAAAGCCTGTTTTCCAATTTTCGTATTCTGCGTATCTACTCCAAGACTGATCTTCTTGGTTCGGGCCGCCCTTATTATATTGTTCTGTTGAAAAATACGGAGGACTGGTAAAAGTACAATCGAATTCTACTTTGGGCCAATCCATATCTTCTGCAGGTTTTCTAAAAATAACAACTAATTTCTTTCCTTGACATTCAAACCAGTCAGGGCCCTCAGTTATTTTAGGATCTGCACCTAAAAGCCTTTCGTATTCCCGACATTGAATTTTATAGGTCTCGAAAGTGGCAGGATTCGGATCACACCCGTAGTAGGCCTGGGTCATTGGCGTCGCGTAGAACCCCGCCAAACGGTCGCCCCACCCACAGGAGGTGTCACAGACGATCTTTGCGCGAGTAAGGTCGTAAAACGTCTTGGCGACGTTGGGCTTGAACTGTGTGGCGACGTATGCCCCCAAACGAAACGATCCTCGATATTCGGTTAGGCCTATACTCTTGTTTCCTAGACGCCAAAACGTCCAATTCATTCGTTCTAATTCTTGTTGATTCTTCCAGATTTCAAGCGGACTACTAAACCCGTAAGATCCACAGGCCATTCTGTTTTTTTGTTGAAAATAATTACTTACCGGATTGAATTTATTGTGAAGATCTATGACAAGTTTTCCGTACTGCGAAAACGGATATTTGTAGTCTGGATATTTTTCTACTACATTCGAAAAATTTGTTAGTAAAAAATCAGAAGAATTCATTGTTTTCAGGGCCTGAAATCGTTCTTCCATCATTTCTTTTGAAATATTCATGAACGGAAACTCTGGACGATGAGTAACAACGTATCTGGCAAATTCTGTTTTAATTTGCGCCTTTGTCCAGAGACGATTCATTTCCGCCCAAACGTTTTCGTCTAAAATAGGAATTCCGTTAGAATTTGCGTTTTCTAACAAAAAATCTTCAATTGTTTTGGTTTTCATTTTGAATATTAACACCAGTAGAACCAAATCCACCTGTGCGTTCAGTTTGTTTAGGGGCAGTATACCGTTTTTCTAGTTTACAGTCAAGCCTGGAAATTAATTCTGCTTGGGCTATTCTGTCTTGATTGTAAATTCGTTGGGTATGTATAGAAATATTTGTTAACATAATAAACAATTCATCGGTATAATCTTCGTCTATAATTCCTTCTGAATTGGCCAAAACTAGACCTTGTTTAAGGGCCAAACCAGATCGGGCGTGAATTCTAACAGAATGTCCCTGTGGAATATCTAAAATTAAACCAGTTGGAACTAGTGTTCTGGATCCTGGAGTTAACTCAATATATCGTTTTCCTTCTGTTTCAGGACAACAAACGATTTTAAATTTTTCATTTGAGGCCAGAAAAGAAATTATTTCTTGAGTAGGATGAAGATGGGCGCGAATATCAAAACAGGCCGAATTTGAAGTTCCCCAAGTCGGGGACTGAACTGTTTCGTGAAGAGGAAAATATCCTAAAACCATCGTATAAGTATATAGTGTCCAATCAAAAAGTCAACTTAAATATACGGATTTGAATTTTCGGTTTACATCAAATTGTATAAAATTAAACATCCACCGCACCCACAAACTCCCCGCCAACGATGGACTTCAGGAACAGGTATCCTGCCTTTACCTCGTTCATTCCCGCAGCATCAATGACGGCAGGAGCAAACCATGTGGAATAGTCTGCCACCTCCACGGTTCTGGTGTCCAACGGAATCTTTTCGTCTTCCCGTGCCGCTTGAGACACATAACCGTCCACCGTGACGCTGCCTGTTCCTGTGGTGTGGTTCAGCACGATGGAACGAATCTTCCAATACTGCGAATAGGTTCCTGTTGGGTGTTGTATGATTTGTTGTAGTGCCATTATGTGCTCTCCAATACTGATACGATGATGTCAAGCCCCGCAGTTACGCCTGCGGTTGCTTTGAGTGTGTCGCCTGTGGTGAGGGGAATCGGTGCGTCCAATGCTTGGTAGGTGGACTGAATGGGAACCGCTGCTGCACGGACGATGTAGTAGCCCGTGGCTCCCTTGAACAGTTGAATGGACA